AAACCATGCGCGAGTTCGCCATGCAGACGCTCACGACATGCGTCCAGACGTTCGGCGACAGGGCCGCTACAATCGCGTGCTCGGCGTATGACGTGACGATGGAGGAGCTGGGCATATCCGTCCAGCCGTCCGCCGTGTACAACCCCGTATCGCAGCGAGTGTCCTGGCAGCAGGTCGATTACCTCATGCGAGACCTCACGCCAGATACGTTCGACTCGTTCGCGCGACGCCTTGCCGAGAAGGCATACGCAAGCGTTGGGCGCGCGGCGAACAGGACGACTATCCATAACGCCGAGCGCGACTACTCGAAGGGCGTTCGCTACGCCCGCGTGCCGACCGGCAAGGAGACGTGCGGATTCTGCCTGATGCTCGCGTCTCGCGGCTTCGATTACACGTCACGCAAGGCAGCAGGCGACATGGGCTTCGCCTTCAACCGCTTCCACGACCGATGCGATTGCCGAGTGGTCGCTGGTGACGAGTTGACCACGGTGGAGGGCTACGACCCTGACTGGCTCTATGACGTATACCTAGACGCCCGCTCGACCATCGACCCCGCGTCAATCAGGCGCGATATGGCGGGACTCCCAGCGCAAATCGTCAACAAGAAGATTACCGACGAGATCTGCAAGGAGATAAACCGCCGCTCGCTCGACTGGAGCTGGAACGGCGGCAAGGTCGAATCCGGCACGGGCGAATACAAGCGCTTCACGGCGGCACTCGCTGAGCACGGCTACGCCACGTCAATCACCGACCGCAAGGGCGCGCCTCTGCGCATGAACGGCCTTACATGGGGCATGTCCGACGCAACAGGCGGCGACGTCTCGTCATCCATCTCCATCATGCGCCGAGAGCGAAAAGATGGAGGGACCGACACGGCGGGACATTACGTCCTGCTCGTGGACGGCATAAGCGGAGCCGTTCAAAGCGTTAGGAACAGCCTCAAAGAGGGCGAGACCGCCATTCTCATAGACACCAAATCAAAAGGCGCTTCGGGATTGTCCGAGATGCGCCGAATAACCCGATGAATCAAGCCCCGCGAGGGCTTTTTTCATATCTATCCGCAACCCGCAGCCGAACGGCGGCGGGGGACAGCGCCGAACGGCGCGGTAAGGAGGTTCGTCATGGCAGACGACCAGAACCATACAGACACGCAGCAGGTTGACCCGAACGGCGACACCGCTCATGTCGATTGGGAGGCAAAGTACAACGAGATGAAGCAGCACTCCCGTGAATGGGAGCGCAAGGCTAAGGCGAACAAGGAAGCAGCCGACGAGCTCGCCGCGCTCAAAGAGGCTCAGATGAGCGAGCAGGAGAAGCTCCAGCAGCAACTAGCTGACGCGATTGCTCGTGCCGATGCGCTTCAGGCCGAGAAGGACAAGAAGCAGTGGGTTAGCGAGGTATCGACCGAAACGGGCGTTCCGTCCGACCTGCTCGAACTCATCTCGGCATCAGACCGTGACGACCTCATGTCAAAGGCCGAGAAGCTCGCAGACAAGTACTCGACCAAGGAGCAGCCCACCGTGCCCGTGGTGCTGGGCGACGGCAAGCACGCCGAAATCAAGCAAACGGGCAGCGCGAAGGACGATTTCGCGCAATTCATGAAGAACGCCTTTAACTAGACAAGGAGAAAAAACATGGCTGAAGGCATCAACAAGACCTCCATCACCCTTCCCTCTTCCGTCTCTTCCGAGATCTGGTCCAAGACCCTCAAAAACTCCGCGATCATGCAGCTCGCGCAGCGCATCGACCTCCCCGGCAACGGCCTGACCATCCCCGTCATCACTGGCGAGCCTGCCGCCGATTGGGTCAACGAGACCGATAACAAGCCCGTGTCCCAGCACACCCTCACCACAAAGGATATGAAGGGCTACACGCTGGCTATCATCGAGCCGTTCTCCAACCAGTTCCGCGACAACACCACCGCACTTTACAACGAGCTGGTATCCCGCCTGCCGTTCGCTATCGCAAAGAAGTTCGACGAGACCGTCATGTTCGGTAGCGCCCCCGGCACCGGCTTCGACACCCTCGCCGGCGTGACCAACGCCGTCGACGCCTCCACCAAGACCTATGACGCCTTCGTCGATGCAATCGGCAAGGTTGCCGAGGCCGACGGCGACCTCAACGCCTTCGTACTCTCCCCGCAGGCCAAGACCCTGCTCCTCAAGACCAAGGACACCACCAACCGACCGCTGTTCATCAACAACGTCCAGACCGACGGCGAAGTGGGCCATGTGCTCTCCGTCCCCACGTACTTCACCAAGTCCGCGCACAAGGCAGCCGTTTCTTCCGGCACTAAGGCGGCTGAGGTCCTCGGCTTCGGCGGCGATTGGAGCGCCGCACGCTACGGCATCGTCAAGGACGTCAACATTTCCATCTCCGACCAGGCCACCCTTACCAGCGGTTCTAAGACCCTCAACCTGTGGCAGCGCAACATGTTCGCTGTCCGCTGCGAGTTCGAGGTCGGCTTCATCGTCCGCGACGTCAACGACTTCGTGCGCATCGACAACGGCGTCGCTTCTGCCTAGGAGTGATTCACGATGGCTATCAAGGCATTTGCTACACCCGAGGAATACACGGCGGCATATGGCGCGGTAGCCGACGAGAAGCGGCTTGAAGCGCTGTTGCTTCGCGCAACTGGCTACCTTCTCGGCAAGATGGACGGGTACGCGGCGGGGGAGGACGAGGTTTTAGATCTCAACCTCTCCACAGTGTGCATGGCGATGGTGAACCGCGCCCTGTCGGCACCCGCTGGCATGGGAGGCGTGAGCCAGTACAGCCAGACTGCTGGGAGCTACACGGCGTCCGTATCGCTGCTCGACCAGTATATGCGCCCGCTGCCGTCCGAGCTTGACCTTCTGGGACTTAACTCCGGCGCTGTCCAGTCCTGCCGGATGATGGCGGGTGACCGGTATGCAGCTGATTAGCGGTTGCGCAGTTGAGGTATTGCGGCGTAGCACAGACGCAGTGGACGCGCACGGCAACGAGGTGCCCGGCGAATGGGTATCCGAGCATGTCGCCAACGTACTCCCGCAGCCGGGAGCAACAAGTGATTTGGAGGCATCCCGCCCGAACGGCGTGACCGTCTCCATGACCTTCCACTTCCCCAAGACGTACACGGCATCACTCCGCGACTGCATGGTTAGGTATGGAGGGCGCGAGTACCAAGTCATAGGAGACCCGCAGCCCTACCTTGACGCGAACTGCCCGGGCGAATGGAACCGACCCGTCGAATGCGGGGTGTGCGATGGCTAAGGGCGGATGGTCGCTCAAGATGCGGCGTGTCGGCAGAATCAGGCCAGTCGAGCGCGGCATCGTCGAGATAACCAAGGGCGGAGCTGTTTCCTCCATGCTCATGGCGCAAGGCGAGAAGGCGGCGGCGCGATGCAATGCTCTCGCGCATCTGTCGCACGGAAACCCTGTGTACGACTGCCAGCTGAAGATGCTAGGCAAGACGGCATCCGCCCGCGTAGGCGTGGAGAACACCGACGCATACATCGACAACCTTAAACACAACACCTTAAAGAAGGGATGCGGCGTATGAGCTTCGACGTGATCGCGGCGACATGCGCCGCGCTCCGAAAAGGGTTGGGCGTACCGTCCAGCTCAGCAGTACCAGCGACGCGACCGAAACGCTTCACCACTGTCGAGCGCACGGGAGGCGGGTACTCGCGCGGAAAGGACGAACCGAACCTTGCCGTCCAGGTGTGGGCCGAAACGGAGACTGAGGCTTACACGCTCGCGCTCATGGCCCGCGAGGTGCTCATCAACATGCGCGAGACGTGCCCAAACGTGTGCTCATGCTCCGTCGGTGGCATCTACGCCTTCCCAGACCCAGATAGCGGGTCGCAACGCTATCAACTCGATTTCTACGCCATCACGCGCCCGTAGCGTGGCGGCTCTTCAATGAGAAAGGAATTGCAACATGGCTGAATCCATGCTCGATACTTCCAACCTCGGCATCGCCAAGGGCCGCGAGGGCGGTTACGCCTGTGTCGCCCCTGCCGGTACCGACCCGACCCCGTTCCTCGATATGAAAAAGACCCTTGCGGAGCTTTGCGAGTCCCAGACCACGCTCAAGTCGCTTGGCTACATCTCCGAGGACGGCATCACCATTGCCGCCGATACCGACACCGACGATATCTCGGATTGGTCTGGCGCTATCGTGGCATCTCCAATGTCCAGCTTCGGCGAGACCATCGAGGTCAGTTTCCTCGAAACCCGCGATTCGGTTCTGAAGTCTGTCTACGGCGACGCGAACGTCACTACTGACAACAAGGGCACCACGACCGTGCGCCACAACAAGAACTTCACCGCATCGCACCTCTATATCTTTGACTGCGTAGTTTCCGACACCAAGGTGAAGCGCGTCGTCGTTCCCAACGGCGTGATCGTCGAGCGCGATGACATGGAGATGAACAACTCCGACCTCGCAGCTTACTCGCCCACCATCAAGTGCCTGCCCTCCGACGCATTCGACGGAGACACCATGCGCGAGTACATCTACGACACCACCACCGCAGCCGCATAGCGACAGCAACGACAAAAGACCGCCCATTTCGCATGGAGGGCGGCGACGGCGGCTCTGGTAGTAGGCGCTAGAGCCGTTGCCACCGTCCTCCATGAGCCTACCGAAAGGATTCAAATGAATATCGAAGACATGTCCCCCGAGCAGCTCCGCGAGTACGCGACCGCAAAGGAGAACCAGCGCGAGGCAATCACGGCCCGTTACATGGACCGTGAGCACAATTTCAAGGTAGTCCATGACACCAAGGAACCCTATGAGAAGGACGTCGAGTTCGAGGGGGAGACGTACCGAATCGACATGCGCCGCATCAAGTCGCGCGAGTTCATCCGCATGTTCGGCAAGTTCCAGAAATACGCGAACGAGGGAAAGGACGCGCCGATTTCCGACGCTCTGGCGCTCTACGATTTCGTATTCGGAGGCAAGGTCGACGACAAGGTGTGCGCCGTGGTCAAGGCCAAGATGGGCTATGAGGACTTCGAGGAAACCATGCGCATCGAGAATGCGCTTTTCGAGGGCATCGAAGTAAAAAACTAACGGCGCTCGTTCCCGTCCTGCTCGACGGGCGAGACGAGCTTTACGCCGACTTCCAGCAGTATTACGGCCTCAACCTAGACGGTTTGATGGACAAGGGAGAGTTCGGCGCTATCGCCGTGCTTGCCGTCCAGCTCCCCCTATCGTCGCGCACGCTGAAACGCCTACACCCAGAGCTGGCATGGGATGAGCAGACGTACATACTCGCGCTCATCTCCGACCAGCTCGCAAATATCGCCTACGGGTTGGGCGGCGGCAAGGGCAGGAAGCCCAAGCCGATACCGCGCCCGAAGGCACCAAAGAAGAAAGAAAAAAAGAACCATCTCGATGTGAGCAAGGTGAGGGTGGACGAGCTGCTTTTCGCTCCCCGCCGACCCTCCGCCACCGCGGTAGAGATGGAGGGAAAGGGCGAGAAGGGGTGATTGAATGGCTGATGTGGCGAGCGGCTCCGTGCTGCTCACGCCGAAATTCGATAACCTGACATCATCAATCGCCGACCAGCTTGACGGCGCTTTCTCCGGCGCATCCAAGATTGGCGGCAAGGCTGGCTCAGACGCTGGAGGCAAGTTCAGCTCCGGGCTATCCGCCAAGGCCGGAGCGGTCATGGGCCTTGTTTCGAGCGTCACGAGCAAGGCGTTCGACGCTATCTCAAATTCGATCGGCAGCGCAATCGGGCGCGTCGACACCATGAACAACTTCCCCAAGGTCATGAAGAACCTCGGGTACTCAAGCGATGACGCGAGCGCATCAATCAAGAAGATGAGCGCTTCTATTGACGGCCTGCCGACCTCGCTTCCCGCGCTGACCGGCATGGTTCAGCAGCTGGCCCCGCTCTGCGGCGGTCTTGACGAGGCCACGAACATCGGCATCGCGTTCAACGACATGTGCCTGGCATCGGGCGCGTCGACCGCCGACGTGAGCCGAGCGATGCAGCAGTACTCGCAAATACTGTCCAAGGGCATCCCGGACATGCAGGACTGGAAGACCCTGCAGGAGGTCATGCCCGGTCAGCTCAACCAGGTTGCTAAGGCGCTAATTGGCCCTACTGCCAACTCAAAAGACCTGTACAACGCCCTTAAAGACGGCTCAATCACGATGGATGACTTCAACCAGGCCGTCATGAAGCTAGACAAAGAGGGCGTGGACGGCTTCGCATCGTTCGCCCAGCAGGCGAAGGACGCAACGCAGGGCATCGGCACTGCGCTCGAAAACATCCCGAACCGAATCTCGAAGGCGCTTCAAAAGGTAATCGACGCAATCGGCGCTACGAACATCTCCGGTGCTATCAACAAGTTCTCCAGCTCGTTCAGCGTAATCGGCGATGTTGCTGCCGCTGGCATCGAGCGCGTTAAGGGCGTTATCGAGAATATCGTCGGTTCCGTAAAGCGCTTCATCGGAATGATTCAGAGACTGGATGGGGCGTTTGGAACCTTTTCGACACTGGGCCGAAACATTGACATTCTCGGGCGCGGTATCAGAGGTGCTATCGACCCAGCAGTCAGCGCCGTCAGGAATGCAATAAATAGCGTCAAGGAGTTTGCTGGCGAAACGTTCACCTCGACATGGCCAGAGGATTTGGCGCTGAAGGTCAAGGGCGCTGCCGACGCTGTTAACGAGTTTATCGAGAAGTCGGGCGGCATCACGACCGTTTGCGAGAACGTACGCAACGCGCTCGTCAAAGTCGCTGGAGCTGCCGCCGGGTTGCTCGCGGCAAAATCAGCAATTAGTGGGTTCACGACGGCGCTTGAAAATGCAAAAACCGCCACGTCTGCAATCAAGGGCTTCGCTGGCGCTGCTAAAACTGGAATCGGCAATGTAAGCGCCTTTGCCAGTATGATTTCAGGAGATATGGCTGGTGCGTTCTCTTCGGCATCCGGCCCCGTCAGCGGCCTGTTCTCGGCAATCAAGACTGGCGGAGGCGCCATCGCAACCCTTATTGGTCCCGTCGGTATCGCCGTTGGCGTAATCGCCGCGCTTGCCGCAGGGTTCGCCTACATGATGACGACGAGCGATGGGTTCCGCAGCTCCGTCATGCAGGCGGCATCCGCCCTAGCATCCGGATTCCAGCCGGTCATTGAATCTGTCGGGCAGGTCATACAGACGCTCGCGCCGACATTCGCAGATGTGTTCGGCACCATGGCTGAGCTAGTGACCGGTCAATTGCTGCCAGCGCTCGGAGGCATCGCGCTAGCTGTAATGCAGGTTATTGCGACAGTAGCACCTCTCGTTGGGCAGATTATTGCGGCAGTACTTCCTGTTGTCGCACAGATTATCCAGGTTCTCATGCGGGTCGCTCAGGTGATAACGAGCGTTCTCATTGTCGCGCTGAACATCATCAGCAGCGTCGTTCAGGCCGTATGGCCGGTGATTCTCGCGGCGTTCACCGTTGCCTGCTCGGCAATCTCGGCGTTAATCTCCACTGTTTGGCCAGTGATTGAAGCAATCATCACGACCGTGATGCAGGTAATAAACGCTGTCATTGGCACCGTCCTCGCAGCAATCAACGGCGACTGGAGTGGAGTGTGGACGGGCATTCAGTCCATCATTGAGACCGTGTGGACTGGCATCCAAAACATCGTTTCAACCGCGATCGGCGCAGTAAGCTCGATTATCAGCTCCGTGTTGAACACTATCAGCGGCGTTTGGTCTGGCACCTGGGGCGCAATAAAATGGGCATTTAGTTCAATCTGGAATGGAATCAGGGCCGCTGCGTCTAGTGGAATCGACTCCGTATACACGACCGTCACCGGAATCAAGGATAAGATCGTCGGTTTCTTCTCAGGTGCTGGCTCCTGGCTGGTAGAGTCGGGCAAGTCGATTCTCAACGGCCTCAAAGATGGTATCGAGGGCGCAATCGGAACCGTGACGTCTTCCGTGGAGGGCGCGGTCGAGACAATCCGAGGCCTGTTCCCGTTCTCGCCCGCTAAATGGGGCCCGTTCTCGGGACATGGCTACACCACGTACTCCGGCAAGGCGCTCATGGGCGACTTCGGCAAGTCGATTGTCGGTGCCGCTTCCTCCACCGCCGCAATGGCCAAAAGGGCTATGGGTACTGTTAACGACGCGCTTGTCGCGCAGCCCGTTGACTTCAGCGCGTATTCTCGCGGCGTGAGCGGAATCAGGTCAGCTGCCGCGCGAGTTGCTATGGATGTATCGGCATCGCGCGATGAATCGGCGGCTGCTGTTATCGGCTGGCTCGGGGACAACCTCCCAGCTATCATCTCAGAATGCACGCCAGTCATGTGCGAGAGCGATTTCGGGCGCAAGGTAAGGAAGGCGGTTGCCTATGCGTAAACTTGAGTACGTCTCTGGCACAGGCTCCATCCATGTGCAGCTTGACGCTGACGGCGTTTTCGCTGGAACCGCTGCGGCGATTCGCGGCAGGGCATGGAGCTATACGGTGGGTTACCGCTCGCTTTCAGGCATTTCGCGCGATGCGCGGGAATGCGAGATTGAGCTGAAAGTTCTCGACCGCGCCGTGGCGAACACGCTAAGGCGCGTGGCTGACCGCGACATGATGGAGGGCACGCCCGGAACCATCATCGCGGACGGTTGGAGCCAACGCGCGTATATCGTGAAGGCTGAGCCGTCTGACATCAACGATGTTGTCGTGACCATGGCGCTCACGGTCGTGCTGCTCGACGGCGTTTGGCGCAAGCCGCACACGGTCGAGTATTTTCCGCTCACCGTGAGCGCCGATAGCTATGAATACCTCGATTTGCCATATGACCTGCCTTATGACCTCGGCATGCCGCTTACCAAGTCCTCCATCGAAGCGGTGGATTGGTTGGAAAGTCCCGTAAAGCTGACCATCTACGGCACGGCGGTAAACCCTGCAATCCGTATCGGCGAGAGCTGGTACAAGGTCGACGCGACCGTGCCAGATGGCGGCTACATGACTATCGACCCGATTTCGCGCACCGTTACTATCACGGATGCGGACGGCGCTATGACCGACGCCTTCGCAAATGCGCACCGTGGTAGCGGACTGGGCAGCGGCGAGTATATCTTCGAGCCGATACCGACTGGCTCGCATGAGGTCGCATGGGACATGAGCTTTGGCTTTGACCTCACGTGGTACGAGGAGGAGGGCGAGCCGCCGTGGTGCTAGTAGTTGCTGATACCAAGCTCGGCAACGTCCGTGAGATTGAAGATTTCACGCTCGACGTAGCGTTCGGCGCTGACGAGAATGCCCTAACTTTAACCGTGGAGGAGAAGAGCGCACCCGCAGCGGGACAGCTGGTCTATATCGACGCAACCGAATACGGCGGCGTAATCGACCAGGTTAAGCGCGGGTCTGGACGCGGAGCTACCGGCACGGTCGAGTGCAAGGGGCGCACGTGGCACGGCATCTTGGCGGGGCGCAGGCTTTCGCCCGATTCTGGCAACGGGTATCTGACAGTCAACGGCAAGGCGGGCGATGTGCTTGCATCGCTGATAGCGCGTATGGGTCTTGAGAGCCTGTTCAAGGCTGCTTCTGACGATTCGACCGTTAGTTACACCTTCGAGCGCTTTTGTGACGGTTACAGCGGTCTCATGTCCTGTGCCAAGGCAAACGGCAGAAAGCTGTCAATGAGGAGAATGGACGGCTATGTCGAGCTGTCCATGCCCCCCATCGTCGACTACGCGAACAAGGTCGATTCTGATTTGCTCGACTTCACGATTACGTCGGTTCACAGATGCGTAAACCACCTTCTTTGCGCCGGAACGGGGCAGCTCGCAAACCGCGCAATCGTCCATTTCTACGCGGACGAGAACGGCAACGTGAGCCACAAACAAACACTTTTCGGAATTGACGAAATCTGCGCGCTCTACGACTACTCGAATGCGAGTGCCAGCGAACTTGAGACCGAGGGAAAGAAGAAGCTGCTCGAATACCAGACGAGCGGCACCGTTGAGGTCGATGCGCATGAGGACATGGACGTTGACGTCGGAGACATCATCAGCGCGCGCGACAACTCCACCGGAACGACCGTTACGGCGACCGTGA